ATGGTTAATCCAAAGGGCGTCAATGTAATGGCAGCTCGCGTTAAGCGGGCTGCCCAAAAAACAAAAAAGAAGGCAGTTCAAGTCAGCAGAGGCCTTCGGGGCTTTGTGTTGTTTGTGCTGACACAGCTGTTCATGGGGAGGAAGTTGACTCCCAACGTGAGACGGCTGTGGAAAAGCTCAGACAAAAACAGCCTAATTCATGTGCTGACTAAAATAAAGAAAATTGTGGGCAACCTCCTCATGGGGGTTTCCCGCCGCAAGAAAAGACGTTCAGCAACAACAAGTGGAACAGTCTTCATGGCTATGCTGGGACTAACCTTGGCTGCAAGTGTGGCGAGACATGCTCATCACACACTGATTAACATCACAAAGGATGACGCTCACAAGTTGCTCACCTTGCGCAACGGGAACTGCACCGTGGTGGCCACTGACATCGGAAATTGGTGCCCGGACAACGTCGAGTATGACTGTGTCACGCTGCAAGACAACGAGGATCCCGATGACGTTGATTGCTGGTGCTACCGCGTCAACAACGTTAGAGTGACCTATGGCAGGTGCAAGGATGGGAACACACCAAGACGATCCAAAAGAGCAGTGGTCATTACAGCTCACCTTGATCAGGGTTTGACAACAAAAAAGGAAACATGGCTGGGGAGCAGCCACTTCGAAACCCAGGTCCAGAAGGTAGAGAAATGGATAATTAGGAACCCAACATATGCCATTGCAGCCATTCTGATGTCGTGGTACATTGGAAATTCACTTAAGCAACGTGTGGTCCTTTTACTTCTAACACTGGCCCTGGGTCCTGCATATGCAACACACTGTGTTGGAATACCTAAGAGAGACTTTGTACAGGGAGTGCAGGGAACAACCTGGGTCAATCTGGTCCTGGAACAAGGTGGCTGTGTGACAATAATGGCAGAGGGCAAGCCGAGCGTTGATGTGTGGATGGACAACATCAAATTCACGTCACCTACCCTGGTTCGGCGCATCAGCCACACTGCAACTATTAGTGACACCAAGATCGCCACAGCATGCCCGTCAAACGGAGAAGCTAAACTGGATGAGGAACACATCAAGGAGTATGCGTGCAAAAGATTGTATTCCGATAGAGGCTGGGGAAATGGTTGTGGCTTGTTTGGAAAGGGTAGCTTGGTTGCTTGTGCCAAATATGAATCAACAGGACATATGGATGTTTATGAAATGGACATGACCAAAGTTGAGTACACGGTGAAAACACAAGTTCACAGTGGAGCCAAGAGTGGGGATTTGTCTGGGGTGAAGACGGTCAGTTTCGCCCCAACTTCTGGTTCTCAACCAGTGGAGTTCTCTGGCTATGGCAACATGGGTCTGCAGTGTATGATACAGTCAAATGTGGATTTCTCAACACACTATCTAGTGGTGATGGGAAATGATGCCTGGCTGGTTCACAAGGCTTGGGTGGAGGATATCACTCTTCCATGGAAACATGGCGAGGGCGGAACTTGGAAAGACAAACAGTACATGGTTGAGTTTGGAGAGCCACACGCAACCACAGTCAAGGTTCTGGCACTCGGGCCACAAGAGGGAGCTCTTAGAAACGCCTTGGCTGGAGCTATGATCGTCACTTATGAAAGCTCAGGCAAAACCTTCAAACTCCATGGAGGGCACGTGACCTGCAAGGCTACTGTCAGTGGCTTGGCTCTGAAAGGAACAACGTACACGAACTGCAGAGGAGGATTGTCGTTTGTGAAGACGCCAACAGACACTGGACATGGCACCGTGGTAATGCAAGTAAAAGTGGCTAAGAGCGCCCCTTGCCGGCTCACTGCAATAGCAGCCGATGATGCATCTGGACATGTCAATAGAGGAACACTTGTAACAAGCAACCCAATTGCCGCTTCCAATAATGATGAAGTAATGATTGAGATCAATCCACCCTACGGAACGAGTTACCTGATTGTAGGGGTGGGTGATGACAAGCTAGTTTATCAGTGGAAAAAGTCTGGAAGCACAATCGGTTCACTGTTTTCTGAAACAGTCAAAGGAGCCCAAAGAATGGCAATTGTGGGGAGTTCCTCTTGGGACTTTTCATCAACGTCAGGGTTCTTCAGCTCAGTTGGGAAGGCCATCCACACAGTCTTTGGAACAGCCTTTCATGGCATTTTTGGAGGCCTCAGCTGGATGACACGGATTCTAATCGGTGTCTTGCTCGTCTGGCTTGGCTTGAATTCACGCAATGGCACAGCGACAACTCTGATGATGCTCACTGGCTTCATTATCCTGTTTTTGTCATTGGGTGTCGGGGCTGAAGTTGGATGCTCAGTTAACTGGGGTCAAAAAGAGCTGAAATGTGGAGATGGCATCTTTGTTTACAATGATGTTGATGATTGGATGCATAAATACAAGTACCACCCTGAAGATCCAAAGGTTATGGCTGGATTGATTGCCAAAGCCTGGGAGAAAGGAGCTTGTGGTTTGACTTCGGTCAGTGAGCTCGAGCATGTCATGTGGGTGAAGATAGCATCAGAAATCAATGCCATCCTGGAAGAAAATGAAATTGACCTGACAGTGGTTGTTCATGAGAACAAAAGTGTGTACCGCAGGGGTTCAAGACGCTTTCCTCGGGTGGAAACGGAGTTAACCTACGGATGGGAATCCTGGGGGAAAAACTTCATTACTGATGGAAAGGTTTCCAACAACACATTCCATGTGGATGGAAAAGAGGATCAGTGTGCTTCAAAAAACCGAGTTTGGAATTCACTGGAAATTGAGGAGTTTGGTTTCGGGGTGTTCCACACCAATGTGTTTTTGAGACAGAAAGCTGACAAAACAAACTCCTGCGACACAACACTGATGGGGGCAGCCGTGAAAGGAAACGTGGCTGCACACGCCGATCCAGGTTTCTGGATGGAAAGCCAAGAAAACAATGGAACATGGGAGATCCAGAGCATTGAGTTCACAGCATACAGAGAGTGCGAATGGCCAGTGAGCCACACAGTGCACGGGACTCAGGTCATGGAAAGTGACATGTTCATGCCCAAAGGGATAGGAGGACCTGTTAGTCATCTAAACAGGATGCAGGGCTACAAAGTCCAAACTAATGGAGCTTGGGCTTATGGGAAGACCGTTGTGCAAAGAGAATTGTGTCCTGATACCAGTGTAGTTGTGGACTCCAGCTGTTCTGACAGAGGAAAGTCGATAAGAAGCACAACAACTGAAGGCAAGGTCATCAAAGAGTGGTGCTGTAGATCCTGCACCCTGCCTCCTGTGAGCTACTGGACATCAGAGGGATGTTGGTATGCCATGGAAGTGAGGCCAATGAAGACTCCGGAAAAGCACCTGGTTAGATCCTGGGTGACGGCGGGGGATTCGTATCCTGCCTGGAGCATCGGCCTCGTAGCCATGTTTCTCTTTGTGGACATCATGGCTCGCAGCCGGCCAACAAGGAAAATGATGATCGGAGGGACAATGTTGCTGCTGGCCATCATGATCATGGGAGAGTTAAGCTACCTTGATTTGCTTCGGTACATCATAGTGGTAGGAGAACACTTCATTGAGAGAGAAAACGGAGGAGATGTGGCCTACATGGCAATCATGGCCGCCTCTCATCTCAGACCAGGACTAATGGCAATGGTGTTCGCAAAGAGCATGTGGAGTCCGAAGCAGAGAGTGCTCCTGGCACTAGGTTGTGCTATTCTCCAGCCTTTCCTCACAGCACAGGCAAGCGCTCTAGTTTGGGAATGGGCGGACAGCATTGGTCTAGTCCTCCTCATTGTCCAGGGGATGGTCAGAAACAAAGAAAAGAACTGGGCGCTAGTTCTCCTGGCGCTCTGCTCGCCAGTCTCAATGCCAGTCATCAGGAAGGCATCAATGATCATTGGAACTGGTGGTTTGCTCCTCAGTCTCTGGAAAGGAGGAGGAAGCTCCATGCGAAAGGGACTTCCCCTTTTTGCAGCTTCTGCAGCCAGAGTTCTCGGCTTGACAAAAGCTCACCTCAGCGTTCTGTTTATCCTGCTGATAACCAAAAACGGAAAACGGACGTGGCCAATCAGTGAGTGCTTAGCGGCAGTCGGCATATTTGGTGCCGCCTTTGGAACCATGTTCAGTGAGGACGAGACACTGCTGGGACCCCTGGCGCTGGTCGGGGTCGTTCTCATTGTTTACACCATGTTCACACAGAGCGACGGCTTGGAATTGGTCAAGGCAGCAGACATAAGCTGGAGTGATGAAGCTGTGGTCTCCGGAGAGGCGCGGAGGTTTGATGTCGCGCTAAATGACTCGGGTGAATTCAAACTCTTGGACGAACCCCCCGTTTCATGGTTGAATGTGAGCTTCCTGGTGGTGGCCATTGTGGCATCTTCACTCCACCCAATAGCTTTGGTCGTCACCCTAGTTGCTTGGACTTACTGGAGAACTGAGAAAAGGAGCGGAGTGTTATGGGACGTCCCACTGGCTCCAAAAGTGGAGGCTTGTGAACATCTTGAAGATGGAGTGTTCAGGATCATCCAGAAAGGACTGTTTGGAAGCAGTCAAGTGGGGATTGGAGTGGCAAAAGATGGAGTGTTCCACACAATGTGGCACGTAACGCGTGGAGCGTTTCTCATGCACTCGGGAAAGCAGCTGACTCCAACCTGGGGCTCCGTGCGCAAGGACCTGGTTTGCTATGGAGGTACCTGGAAACTGGATGGGGCTTGGAATGGAGTGGATGAAGTGCAGCTGATCGCAGTTCCTCCTGGCAAGCCAGCCACCAACGTGCAGACAAAGCCTGGGACTTTTGTTCTTCCCACTGGGGATGAAGCTGGAGCTGTCTTGCTCGACTTTCCATCCGGCACATCGGGCTCACCCATCATAGATCGACACGGAAACATTCTAGGGCTCTATGGCAATGGAATCGTGCTTGAGAACGGAGCCTACGCATCTGCCATATCACAGGCTCAACCAGGCAGTGTGGCCGAAGTCGAAACCCCCGGACTGGATAAAATGCTGCGGAAGGGTGAGTTTACCATGCTTGACTATCACCCAGGGGCAGGGAAGACTAGGAAACATCTGCCCAACATCTTGAAAGAATGTGAACGCAAGCGTCTCAGGACCCTCGTCCTCGCACCCACTAGAGTAGTGCTCAGTGAGATGAAAGAAGCCCTGACAAGCGTTCAAGCCAAGTTCCACACCCAAGCCTTCAACTCGACCACCACTGGGAGGGAGATCATTGACGTGATGTGCCACGCCACATTTGTCCACAGAATGCTGGAGGGTCTCAGGAGCGGAAACTGGGAAGTTATCATTATGGATGAGGCACATTTTCTGGATCCTACAAGCATTGCTGCAAGAGGATGGGCTCACCACAAGTCAAAAACAAAGGAAAGTGCTGTCATATTCATGACAGCCACTCCTCCAGGGACCTCTAATGAGTTTCCTGAGTCCAATGCAGAAATAGAGGATGTAAAGAAGGAGATTCCCAGTGAGCCATGGAGCAAAGGGCATGAATGGATCCTGGAAGACCGGAGGCCAACAGTCTGGTTTCTACCCAGCATCAAAGCAGCCAATGTCATGGCAGCCTGCCTCAGGAAAGCAGAGAGAAGTGTGGTTGTTTTGAACAGGAGCACGTTTGAGAATGTGTATCCAACTATCAAGACCAAGAAACCTGACTTTATTTTGGCCACTGACATCGCGGAAATGGGTGCCAATCTTCCCGTTGAGCGTGTCATTGACTGCCGCACAGCCTACAAGCCAGTCCTGGTGGATGAAAGGGTAGCTCTGAAGGGGCCTCTCAGAATCGCAGCCGCAGCAGCAGCCCAGAGGAGAGGAAGAGTTGGACGAAATCCAGATAGGGATGGGGACACCTATGTTTACTCTGAAGACACTTGTGAGCAGAATGATCATCTAGTGTGCTGGACAGAAGGCTCAATGCTCTTGGACAACATGCAGGTAAAAGGGGGCTTTGTGGCTCCTCTGTATGAAGAGGAAGCTTCAAAAACCACAATGACACCCGGGGAATGCAGGCTCAGAGATGATCAGCGCAAAGTGTTCAGAACTCTGATCAGAAAGCATGACATGCCCGTTTGGTTGTCATGGCAGGTGGCGAAGTCTGGATTGGCTGCAGATGATCGGAAATGGTGCTTTGATGGAGAAGATGACAACGCTATCCTGGGTGACAATGGAGAGGTCATCAAAGCCAGAAGTCCAGGAGGGCAGAGGAAGGAATTGAAACCTCGTTGGTCTGATGCTCGAATCGCCAGTGACAACACCAGCCTCATGAACTTCATTGCCTTTGCTGAAGGCAGGAGGAGTTTGCCTCTTTCTATACTGTGGTCTGTGCCAAACCAGCTTAGTGAGAAGCTGGTTCAGTCCATTGACACACTAACAATCCTCCTGAGATCCGAGGAAGGCTCCAGAGCCCACAAACTAGCTCTGCAGCAGGCTCCGGAAGCTGTCAGCACATTGCTCCTCCTCGGAATGATGGCTATCTGCACGTTAGGGCTTGTCATTCTTTTGATGAAACCAAAGGCCACTGACAAGATGTCGATGGCAATGGTCACCATGGCCATCACCGGGTATTTACTAAAGCTAGGTGGAATGACACATGCGCAGGTTGGAGGAATCCTGCTTGTCTTCTTCATCATGATGGTGGTCATCATTCCAGAGTCAGGCACACAGCGTTCCATCAATGACAACAAGCTGGCGTATGTCATAATTCTGGTTGGGTTGGTGATTGGAGGAGTGGCGTGCAACGAACTTGGCTGGCTTGAGAAAACCAAGGCTGACCTCTTCGGCAATAACATGACACACGCACAGACAGTGGTCTTGCCTACCATTAACTGGAACTGGTTGGATTTTCGGCCAGGCGCCGCTTGGAGCCTGTACGTCGGGATGGCCACATTCCTCACCCCGGTCTTTGTGCACTGGATCAAAAATGAGTATGGGAACGCATCACTCACTGGCATCACCCCAACAGCAGGAATCCTTGGAGCACTCAACCAAGGGGTTCCTTTTGTGAAATTGAACACTTCAGTAGGGGTGTTGCTTCTTTCTGTCTGGAACAACTTCACTACATCAAGCATGTTGGCCGCAATGGTCATGCTAGCCTGCCACTGCCTGTTTGTCCTGCCCGGTGTTCGTGCACAGTGCTTAAGAGAAGCCCAGATAAGGGTGTTCCATGGCGTGGCTAAGAATCCAATGGTTGATGGAAACCCCACTGTTGATCTTGAAAAAGAGAATGATATGCCGGACTTGTATGAGAAGAAACTAGCTCTGGTGGCACTGGGAATGGCTGCAGTCCTGAACGCTGCAATGGTCAGAACTGCGCTCACAACAGCTGAGATGGTGGTCCTGGGCTCAGCAGCCGTAGGGCCGTTGCTTGAGGGCAACACCAGCGCCTTCTGGAATGGACCACTGGCTGTGGCAGTTGCTGGGGTGATGAGAGGGAACCACTACGCCCTGATCGGGATTGTTTACAACCTGTGGTTGCTGAAAACAGCTAGAAGAGGTGGAAGCAGTGCCCTCACCTATGGAGAAGTTTGGAAAAGACAGTTGAACCTCCTCGGCAAGCAGGAATTCATGAATTACAAGGTCAGTGACATCCTGGAGGTTGACCGTAGCCATGCTAGAGAGGTGCTAAACTCAGGGAATGATGCCGTAGGCGTTGCCGTGTCTAGGGGATCATCCAAGTTGAACTGGCTGATCGAGCGTGGCTACCTAAGGCCTACCGGAAGAGTGGTGGATCTCGGCTGCGGACGGGGAGGATGGAGTTACACATGTGCCGCCGAGAGACAGGTCACCAGTGTGAAAGCATACACATTGGGCAAGGAGGGCCACGAGAAGCCTCGCTTGATTCAGAGCTTGGGTTGGAACATCATCAAGTTTAAGGATAAGAGTGACATCACCAGAATGACTCCTCATGCCAGTGACACCCTTCTATGTGACATAGGAGAGTCCAGTTCAAATCCAGAGGTTGAAAAAGAAAGGACCCTTCGAGTCATTGAGGCAGTGGAAAAGTGGATGTCTCCAACCACTGTGTCATTTTGCTTCAAGGTGCTGGCTCCATACAAGCCCGACGTCATCGAGGCGCTGGAGAGGTTCCAACTTAAGCACGGAGGAGGGATTATACGAAACCCCTACTCCAGAAACTCAACCCATGAGATGTATTACGTCTCTGGAGTGAGAAACAATATCCTGCACATGGTGAACAGCACTTCAAGAATGTTGATGAGGAGAATGTCTCGTCCATCTGGAAGATCAACTGTGGTCCCTGACTTGATTTACCCCACCGGAACCCGGTCGGTTGCCAGTGAAGCGGGTCCTTTGGACCTGGAAAAGGTTAAGGCTAGAATCAACAGGCTGAAAGAAGAGCAGGAAAGTACTTGGTTCGTTGACTCTGATCATCCATACAGAACATGGCATTATCATGGATCCTACGTGGCCAAGCAGAGCGGTACGGCAGCTTCAATGATCAATGGGGTTGTCAAACTGCTGTCTGGCCCCTGGGACAGAATAGAAGAAGTCACCAACATGGCAATGACTGACACCACACCTTTCGGCCAGCAGAGGGTATTCAAAGAAAAAGTTGACACCAGAGCTCCTGAGCCACCCCAGGGAACTAGAGAAATCATGAAAGTGGTCAACCAGTGGCTTTTTGATTACTTGGGGCGCACAAAGCAACCCCGCATCTGCACCAAGGAAGAATTCATCAACAAGGTCAGGTCGCATGCCGCACTGGGAGGAATTCTAACTGAGCAGGAAGGTTGGAGCTCGGCAGCAGAAGCTGTAGCTGACCCCAGATTCTGGAGCCTAGTTGACAAGGAGCGTCAGGCCCATTTAGAAGGAAGGTGTGAAACATGCATCTACAACATGATGGGGAAGAGAGAAAAGAAACCATCTGAATTCGGGAGAGCCAAAGGAAGCAGGGCAATCTGGTACATGTGGCTTGGGGCTCGCTTTCTGGAGTTTGAGGCACTGGGATTCCTCAATGAAGACCATTGGCTCGGCAGAGAGAATTCCAAGGCGGGAGTTGAGGGGATCGGGCTCCAGTATCTTGGCTATGTCGTAGAAGAGGTAGCCCGGAAAGGTAATGGACTTGTTTATGCAGATGATACAGCAGGCTGGGACACTAGGATCACTGAAGCTGATTTGGAGGATGAACAATACATCATGAAGAGAATGAGCGCTGAGCACCGACAACTGGCATGGGCCGTGATGGAGTTGACCTACAGAAACAAGGTCGTCAAGGTTCCTCGTCCTGGACCAGGAGGGAAGATTCTCATGGATGTCATCAGCCGCAGGGATCAACGGGGTTCGGGCCAGGTGGTCACCTATCCACTGAACACAGCAACCAACATGAAAGTGCAGCTCATCAGGATGGCCGAAGCCGAGAACGTGATCACCCGCAACGATGTTGAGAAGGTTTCATTGATCACACTGAAGGAGTTGCAACTATGGCTTGAAGTGAATGGGGTCAACAGGCTTGAGAGGATGGCCGTCAGTGGTGATGATTGCATTGTGGCCCCTGTGGATGAGTCATTTGCTGGAGCTCTCCATCACCTGAATGCAATGTCAAAGACCCGTAAAGACATTTCAGAATGGGAAAACAGCAGAGGTTGGACCGACTGGGAGTCGGTTCCCTTCTGCTCACATCACTTCCACACCCTCTATCTAAAAGATGGTCGTACCATCATTGCCCCATGCAGATGTCAGGATGAGCTGATAGGGAGAGCCCGCATTTCACCAGGGAATGGCTGGATGATCAAGGAAACAGCTGGGCTCAGCAAAGCTTATACCCAAATGTGGACACTGATGTATTTCCACAGAAGAGATCTCAGACTCATGGCAAACGCGATCTGTTCGGCTGTCCCGATTGATTGGGTCCCCACAGGAAGAACAACATGGTCAATCCATGCCACAGGAGAATGGATGTCATCAGATGACATGCTTGAGGTGTGGAACAAGGTGTGGATTCAGGACAATCCGCATGTGAAAGACAAAACGCCAATCTTTGCCTGGCGGGATGTTCCCTACATTCAAAAAGGGCAAGACAGGGCTTGTGGATCACTCGTGGGCACATCCCTGAGAGCGTCCTGGGCTGAATCCATCATGACCTCTGTGCACAGGGTGAGGATGCTCATTGGAAATGAAAGATATGTGAACTACATGGAATCTATGGACAGGTATGCCACACAGAGGTGTAGTGCATACGGAGAGTTGCTGTAA